CTTTCATTAGAGGGGCAGTATGCAAAACCATGATACTGGTGAATTCATGAAAAAACTATGGATTCATATGTGTGTAGATGCCAATAACGCGACCGGTGGAATTACCCATAATGCACATTTATCCGCCTTAAAGGCAGGTAATGTTGCACTCTTCAGGAGTTTGTCTTTTCCTGGAAGATTTGGCCTTTCACCAAACAATTTCAAGTGGGAATACCAACTTGAGACATTGTTCAAGCGTTTTCGCTTCAAAGACGATGTATATACACAGGACGAGCTTGAATTAAAGACTGTTAAAGCCTTTATAAAAACACAAGAGCGTCTCTGTACCATTCGAAATAGTCATACAGTTACAACACATATGATTATCCAGAATGCGCGTAAGATTGTTAAATCAATCTTAGGGATCTACGATCCTTGCGTACATCAATCTCTTTGTAGATTTGGCGTGAATGCTGCAGTAGGTGTGCCATTCTCAAAATCTTATTTAGATGAGAGACTAACTCTACCTATTTCAGGTTCATCTGATCACGTGTCTTGGTTCACAACCAAGGTTCTTAATAATTACCAATCATTAAGAGATTGCATTTACGAATGTCAGAATAAAAGACCTCGTTATGCTACATGTGAGGCTCTACACTTGACGTGTGTGCCGAAGAGTTACAAATCTTTGCGTGGTATCATGCCTAATACACAAATTGGAGGATTTTACTCTAATGGTTTAGGTGATTATATCACGCAGCGATTACTTGACGCAGGATTAAACATTTCTAAGCTTCAAATGAAGCATTAGAAATGGGCTAAGATATTTTCTAATTCACGTACACATGTCACCGCCGATTTATCGGCTGCAAGTGATTCATTTACGTCCGAATTAGTTAATAAATTAGTCCCTCGTGAATGGTATAACGCTCTAAAATATGGGCGTATCAGTCACGCAAATGTCGGGGGCCATAAAATGTACATGACCTCCTTCATGTCAATGGGGATAGGTTTTACCTTTCCCTTGCAAACTCTTCTGTTCTATGCTCTTATAAAATCTATAGGAGCAGCTACGGGCACCAAAGGTTTATATTCAGTTTACGGGGATGATTTAATCTATCCTCGTAAGATCCATAAATATGTGGTGGGTTTATTCCCATCATTAGGATTTATACTGAATAATGACAAAACCTATGCTTTTACGCATTTCCGCGAATCTTGCGGTGGTGATTACTTCCGTGGTGTTGATGTTCGACCCTTCAATCCAGAAGGCGAATCTCAACGATTGGCTCGGCAGCCCTATATTATGTTTCTCTATAAGGTTGCCAACGGACTTCGAAGACGATGGCCAGAATGCGAAATACCTATTACTATGCATTTCCTCAAAAGGGAAATACTAAGTCATGATATTAGCATCCTCCAAGTCCCCCCTTCGTATCCAGACAATTCAGGTTGGAAAGTTGATAAGATTGAAAAGGGTTGTGAATTCTCCCCTGTTCTTACCAATATTAAGATTTACGGTTATAGTTTTAATTACTATGCCGTCTGCGCAGATTTACGCGTTGCCTTACACCAATTCCCATATTACTGGGATTGGCTACGGGATCCTATTGGTGAACCCTCCTTATACACGCGGGTTAGAGATACTTTACGATGGAAATCAATCCACCAAAAAGTTCAAGTACGTTCAAAACATGGAACCCATTACCATGTTAGACGTATATTTCTACCGCACACAGCCTCAAAGTCGAAAAGCCAATTCATACGTCAAACTGGCAGTCAATCCGACTGGAC